AGACTTGTAGTTCATCTTGAGCACGTTCTGCTCAAAATTCTTTTGTTGCTCTACAAGAGAGCTCTCTTGATTCCACAATTGATCATTACAATAGATCTCAAACTTGTTTGGTTTAATACCACGGACAACTTTGTAATCCAATTTACCAATAGAAAACTCAATCTCAGTAAGGCAATCCTTTTCATTGATGCTATTCACAAGCATCGGTTTATTGATCTTACGAAATGGTTTGCCAAACAGAGAAAAAGTAAGAGCATCCAAAATGGTGCTCTTACCCGCTCCGTTGGTTCCAACGATTAGATTAGTTCTTGCTGATGTCAGATCAACTTCACTGAAAACATTACCCGTTGATAGAAAATTTTTCCAACGGATCTTTTTAAAAATAATCATTCTCTATCAGGTGGGGGGATAATAAAATCGTCAGAAGAAATAATTGAATACTTTTGCCCTTGAACAATACATGCATGAACTAATGCATCTATATCAACACCATTGATTTCCAATTCTGGAGTCTCATCATCTTCCTCCAACTGAAGAAGATAACGTGTAGCGTCATCTTCGTCTTCAAATACAGGAATAATTCTATCTTCGTTTTCGTCAAAAACAGAATATACGCCAGATGGTATATCTTTAAGTGTGATTATAAACATGCACTTACACTACCTCGCATGATTCTATGTAGAGAGATTGCATTAATTTTTTGAGGTCGGTTTTATCTACCTGCAATTCAATCTCGTCAATGTATTCACCAAGCAAAGTCAAAGTATCCTTTGTGTTTAATTCTACATCATCAGCAATGTCTGTGTCAACTAGGGTTTCAACAATCTTGACATCATGAACGCCTACGTTGTAAAGACGATCAACCAATGTTTCAAACATTTGGTAGTCTCGTTTTTCACTAACGATGATTTTGATGTACTTGTCTTTATAGTCAGACACATCAAGTTCGTTGTAGTTCCCCATCGTGTCGTCGTAGACGATCTTCTCAAAGATCTCGTAGGGATTCTGGACAAACTTAAGTTTGTCACTTTCAGTATCGTAGATATGGAATCCACGAGTGTCTTTATAATCATTCCAGAACATCTGATAGGGGTTGCCGAGATACTGAACATTCCCTTTCTTTGACTTGTGATGGAAGTGTCCAGACCACACACGCTTGAAACGATGGAACAAACTGGCATCCATGCCATGATCCATCTTCATTCCTGGTGTTACCTCAAATCCCGTGAGTTCAAGATGACCGCAACAAATTTCTGCTTCACTTGTTTCAAGTAGACCCAAGACCTCTTCAGAATTTTCCCTGTTGATCCAAGGCAACATGAGGAACTTTTTGCTTCCGAGTTTGATGTGCTTTGGTTCTGAGTAGATTGTGATGTTATCATACTGCTCTAGCAGAAGTTCGGGAGAATTGATGCGATTGGTATTCTTGTAATAGGTACAGTGATTACCTAGCAACATATGAACCTTGTAATCTTTCAGACGATCAAAATAGTTTACTTTGACACGATGAAAATTATTAAAGTCCATTGACTTGCGATTATCAAATGTATCGCCAAGGTCAATGACAGTTGTAATACCTTCTTTCTCTAAAGTGGGAAAGAAAATATTGTCGTAGAACTTCTGGAAGTAATCCCAAAACGCCAGAGATCCTTTCCTTCCGTCAAGGTGCTGGTCAGTAATCAGTGCAATTTTCATACTCTAGGTTTGTGATCTTTCATGCCATCATGGTTACCATCACCTGGCAGTTTGCCGTATGCAAGATACTCCACTGCTTGGATAGATCCCTCAAGACGATCAATGTCTCGTTCCAGTTTAACATACTCCTGATGAGATGCAAACAACTCGTCCATCCTGGAAGTAAGTTGTTTTGTACGTTTACGAAATCTTTCCAAAAGTTGTTCGTATGATTCTGTTTCTTTCATAATTTACCTCCTACGATTCCATCAAATTGCTGGGAAGTTGTACAGTTTGCCCAGTTAGTAGCGACACCTTCCAGGTGGAATCTCGTTCCCGCCACGACAACTTCCCTCGTAAGTCCTGTGATGAGTGGCGTACCATCCTCACCAAAGCTATTCCACGTTCCAAACCTTGACGCTGCAACTCTGAATTTTCCATATGGGGTTTCAAACCACTCATACTCACTTTCCATTTGTGTCATAACCTAGTTTATCGTCTTCTGCTTTCAACTGTCTCATAGTTTGATGAAGACGCTCAACTGCTTTCTGGGTTTCTTTAGTTTCATCCCACTCCCAGGTGTTACCGTTCTTGTCAACAAAAGTTCTAGTCGTCATCGGTTCATCCTAATTTCAATGTTTTCTTTGATGCTGCCCATATCAGAATAGGAAGCGTTCATACCAGCCATGCTACCATCATATGTGTCAGTGTGCATCACTTCGTCATAACCTGAACGCTCAAGAATTTTGTTCTTGATCTCCATCTGTTTCTTTTCTTTCTGAATGCGACGAAGGAAAGCGTAGTAGATGATTTGAGTGAAGTAAGCAAACGGGTTCTTTGATTTCTCGGGATCAAAGTTGTCAATGTATTGAAGACAGTTTTCAATGCCGTCGCAGATCATGTCCTCACGGAACATGTAGTTGACAAAGTTTGGTTTGTATGATAAGTGTGTTGCAATCTTCAGGAAGCATTCCCCTAGGTAGTTTGTAACACGAGGTCGCGGTTTACCTAACTCCTTTGCCCTAATCACGCGGGCACGATAGATGGAGATTGCTTCCAAAAATTCTTTATTATTGACGTAATACTCTGTCTTCTTCTTCATTAACTTGGTTTGCTTTCTCGTACAATTATTATAAGTTAACGACGAACATATGTCAACCGCTTGACAAGACCTCAGAAACTCAGTAGAATAACTCTGTCAGGGTTCAAGAGAGGTTGTAGCTTTTAGCTTCTTTTAAATAACTCTTCTAGAAACTTTTTAGTTTCTTTTACTGAACCTAAGTTACCCATGTTTCTAGAAAACTTTTGAGGTTCTAAAGCATCTCTCGTTGAAGAGAGTTGTGTGATATGTTTTTCTACAGATGTATTGTAGTAGTTCTCAATTCTAGTATCTTCAACTTCTGTCATTGTAAGAATGTGATTCTTATTGAGAACAAAGAAGTGATCAAATGTTGAGTGAATCCACTCTGTTAGAAAAAACCCGTTGGTTGTTACCTGTTTCTTTTGTTGATTTACATGGTTTACTTCCATCGGGTTTTCTAGTATCAGACTATCTTCATCTGGTAGATAAGAAACTTTTGAAATAATTTCTTCGCCTGTAATTAACTTTATAGTCGCTAGGAATTCTTCTTCCATATTTAATTTGCTCTAAGGTTTACTTTTATAACCTCATACTTAAAGTTCTCTTCATTGTAAATGTTTACTCTTTCATTCAAATGTTTGAGTGTATAGTTTTGTCCGCCGATATCATCAGCAATATCGTATAAGGTTGCAATGTCTTTGCCTTCGCCTTTTCTGAGGACACGTCCAATAGATTGGAGATTACGAATTCTTGATTTGCTTGGGGATGCAAAGATAATATTATGAAGTCGTTTGATGTTAATACCAGTTGAGAAGGTTCCGTAAGAGGCGATGATAACAGCGTTGTTCTCAGTCTCAGTAATCTGTCGGACTTCTTCTCGGTCTTCTACATCAGTCCCACCATGAACGAAAAAGATTTTCCGCTCGGGGTCTATAGTGTTATTTATTAGATCGTAAAGTGGTTCCCCGTGTTTCTCCACATAGTTGAACAACACAAGAGTGTTGCCTTCCAAGTCCTTGACTAGGTTTTTGATCAGATTATTTCTGCCACGATGCTGAACCAAATAATCAATTTCATCATGGTAGCTTTCAAAGTATTGCGGAGCGTGCTTACATAGCAACACTTTGATCCTAAATTTGCTAAGATATCCAGACTTAATCAGATCATCTGTTTTAGTTACACGTTCACAATCACCAAACAATCCTTCTAGTACCCACTTGTGAGTCTTACTGCCATCCAAAGTGCCAGTAAATCCAAATCTATATTTTGCATTATGAAGCTTTGTCATAATGCCTGTTAATGACTTAGACTTGAAGAGGTGTGCTTCATCACCAATTACACAATCAATGTCATCAAAATATCTCTTGGGAAACTTATAGATAGATTGCCAGGTAGAAATGATGATTGGTTTATCAGTATTCTTATCTTTGCCAGAGTAAATCTTATGAACATGATCGTCAGCATTCCATCCGTAGTCATTAAAGTCATTGACCATCTGTTCTACCAGGGACGTAGTAGGGACGATGATGAGCGTCTTCTTGTTGGTAGCAGTATAGTATCTGACGAGGGAATAGATCATCAGAGATTTACCACTCCCCGTAGGAGAAAGTAAAAGTTTGCGGTTGTTCTTTATCGCTTCGTAGACCGCATGGTATTGATAGTCGCGTGGAGCAATTCCCGCTCGGGTGATTTTGTCCATAAAAGTTTTGATACCAGCAGGAGACACAAAATCATTTGTCTCTTCAACATCTCCATACCAGTCATTCTTTTCATACTCAATTTGATATTGTCTTTCATCTGCCCAGACCTTAAGGTGCTCCATCAAACCGC